ACCCAATCTCGCCCTGAAATCACGATTATCAATGGTCGCGTTGTCACCACATCTCTTGCAGTAGCTAATTACTTTACTAAACGGCATGAGCGGGTTTTAGATAGAATTAGAAACCTCGAATGTTCCGCTGAATTTACTGAACACAATTTTGTGTTAAGTGAATACACCGACGCATCAGGCCGCAAACTCCCTTGTTACCAAATCACCCGCGACGGTTTTGCGTTTCTTGCCATGGGCTTCACTGGTAAACGTGCTGCCCAGTTCAAAGAGGCATACATCAACGCCTTTAACCAGATGGAGAAGAATTTATCTGGTGCTGACGCGGTTGATATGTCAGCTGTCGCACGAAACGCCAGAGGCGTATACCTGCATTTGCGTGAAATCCATCAAATCTGGACAAGCCAGCTTTATCCAATGCTTAAGGCCGTTGAATCTCCGCTGGCTAGCAAACTGTACGACCGTGTTGGTGATGCTGTTTTTGGCGCTGCACTTGTTGATTCCAGGCTGAATGGTTCTGACAAGGAGGTTCGCCCATGATTAGTTACGAAATCATCATCTCCACTACGGAATACAGAAACGATGTATCAGTTCGCACGGATGTATCTGTCTGGCACCGTCGCTATAAATCCAGAAAAACAGCGGAACTGAAAGCGGCAGAGATGTGTGAAACCATCTCAATGAAAGGTAGCCCGGTTAAATACGTAACTACGGTGGAGGTGCGTCCATGATCCGCCACATCGTTAATTCCCTGTATCACCGATACAACCGTTGCCCCCGTGTGGGGCAGTGGTTCGCCACCAGCAACGGTCACGTTCTGCGGGTTTGCCTAGTCAACGCTGAAAGCCAGAAAGTCGTGTGCGAACTACAGGGGCGTAGCTACACCATCAGTTACCCTCTGGCGGTATTTCTGTCTGGAAAAATGTTTAAGCGTCTGGGAGGTGTGGCGTGAACTGTTTTCAGTTTGTGTGCGGATGTGCTTTCGATAACCCGATTCAGCGCCTAATTATGTTGCGTGTTTTGATGTCGGGTTCTTCAGACGGTGAAGGCGAGAGAGTTATTGATCATCAGGTGCTTGCTGATTTCTGCTGTTGTTCTAAGCAAGCGATATTCAGGGAAACCCTGGCACTGGAAAGAGCTGGTTATCTTCATATCCGAAAAATTGCAACGCTTACTATTGATGCAAAAGCCAGACTACAACCTGCGCGTGGCTACACAATTCTCATGCCGCGGAAGGAGGTTGTATGAGCCGTTACGCCCCCACACCGGAAGTTATGGCTATTGGTCAAATTAATATTTCCGGCAATGTTACACCTGCGAACTGGTGGAAATATATTCGACTACCCAGTGGGCGTCCGGATGCGACGGCTATCGCTCTGCTTTCAGAGATCGTTTACTGGTACCGCCCGACAGAGGTCAGGGATGAGCACACCGGAGCGTTGCTGGGATATCGCAAGCGTTTTCAGGGCGACAAACTGCAAAGAAGCTACCAGGCGTTTGCTGAGCAGTTTGGTTTCGGGAAAAGGGAAACCGCAGATGCGCTGAAGCGTCTGCGCGATGCAGGGTTTATTACTCTGGATTTACGCACGGTGGAAATGCTCGATGGGGTGAAATGCAGCAATATTTTGTTTGTCGGGATCAACCCACAGGCAATTGCGGCCATCACCACACCTTCTTCTGTTTCGCCAGAAAGTAACAGCAATAATGCAATCAGCGATACAGCTATTACGTTAAAACGGAACACCCCCCGACGTCATAACGGAACAGGGGATACGCCGAATGTTGATACAAATACAGAGATTACTACAGAGATTACAACGGAGACTAAAAACACTATTGATGCATCCGCTGACGCGTCTGCGCGTTCTGCCCGACAGGAATATTCACCGGAATTTGAACAGGCCTGGCAGGAATATCCCAAACGTGCTGGTGGCAATTCCAAGTCAGCAGCCTTCAAAGCCTGGAAAGCCCGTATCAGGGAGGGAATAAAACCGGAGACCATGCTTGATGGCGTGAAGCGGTATGCCGCCTGGGTACGTGCTACAGGAAATACCGGCACACAGTTCGTGAAGCAGGCTGCGACGTTCTTTGGACCCGATCGTCACTTCGAAGATTACTGGCAACAGCCAGCCGCTCACGGAGGTGGGCGACAGCGACAGGTCGATGTCCTGGCTGGCCTGGGAGCCATGTCTGACAAATTCGGTAAATCCAGTAACAAATTGACATTCTGAGGTGACAGCGATGATGACGATTGACCAACGTGAGAAACAAACAAGACTACAGGCGCGAATGGATGAGTTACGGGCAGAAATGGATGAGTTACGGGCAGAGATTGCATTTGCTCAGAAGGGCGAAAAGCCATGGCCTTATCGTTCCTGCCTGATGCGTGAAGGTCGCGGATATTGCGAAAAACACGGTAAATATCGTACGCATATACTGGTGTGGATCGATCGTAATGGCGAGGACAGAGAAAAAATTTCATGCTGCCCTGACTGCTTGATCGCTGAGGCCAGTGATTTGACCATGGAACTGTCGTCCCTCAAGGCGGAAGAACTGACTGATAACGCCGGAATTGCTCTGCGTTTTCGGGACTGCGAGTTTGATAATTATCTGGAGGTTAATCCTGACGCAGCCAGAAATCTTGCGGCCTGTCGCCGCTATGCGGAGAACTGGCCAGATATGCTGGAGAACGGTACCAGTCTTGTTATGACCGGCAGTTGCGGTACCGGGAAAAATCATCTGGCGGTATCAATGGCAAAACACATCATCCGTAACTATCTGGCCAGTGTGGAGATCACCGACGTGATGCGCCTTACCCGGGCTGTGAAAAACTGCTGGCGGAATGACAGTGAAAAAACAGCGGATGACGTCATTGAGCATTATGCGTCACTGGATTTGCTGATTGTCGACGAAGTCGGCGTTCAGTTTGGCAGTGCGGCTGAAATGGCCATTTTGCAGGAAATTATCAATGCCCGGTATGAGGGTATTTTGCCAACTATCTTGATCAGCAATCTTTCACCGGAAGAATTGTGGGCGTTCATCAGTCCCCGGATTGCCGACAGGATCACCGATGGCGGGCGCAACTGGTTGTCGTTTAACTGGCCCAGCTACCGTTCTCGTATCGGAGGTGTTGCCGCATGACCAGCCAGAACACCCCGGCATGGCGTAACGATGACCTGGAAGGCGCTGTCATCGGTGCGTTTTTTCTGCGTGGGGCCGATCCGGAAGTGATGGATATTCTGGCCACACTTCCGGCGGATGTATTTTTTGTGCGTCAGTACCGGGATATTTACGCGGGGATTTGCAGACAGGCTCGCATATCCGGCGTCATTGACCCCGTACTGCTGTGCAATGAGATGCCGGAACTTGCCCCGGTGATTACCGACACCGGACGCAAAACCTGGGTGAAGTCTTCACTGGAGCACTATGTCGCAGCGTTGCGGCGCAATGCCGCACTGCGCGATGCAGAAAAACACTGACTGAAGCATTACAGAATTTACGTGATGCGTATACCTGTGAAGCAGCCGAGGATGCCCTGAAGGATGTGCAGAACATGATGGCCTCACTGTCGACCGGAAAGGGCGTCATTCAGCCGGTTCACATTGATGATGTCCTTCCGGAAGTGGTCGACCGTGTTGAATGCCGCAATCAGGGACTGGAGAAATCCAGGGCGCTGATGACCGGTATTGATGAACTGGACGCAAAAACGGGCGGTATGGAGCCCGGAGACCTGGTATTCATTGCCGCCCGTCCTTCGATGGGGAAAACCGAACTTGCGCTGGACATCATCGACAAGGTGACTGAGCAGGGGCATGGCGTGCTTCTGTTCACCATGGAGATGGCGAACATCCAGATTGGTGAACGTATGGTGTCTGCTGCCGGTGGAATGCCGGTATCCCGTCTTAAGTCTGTTGCCCGTTTTGAAGATGAAGACTGGGCGCGTTTCTCGCAGGGCGTGGGACGAATGACGGGGCGTAATATCTGGATGGTGGACCAGGCAAACCTGACCATTGATGAGATATGTGCAACCACGAAGCACCACCGGATGAAACACCCGGAAACGGCGCTGGTGGTGGTCGATTACCTCGGCCTGATTAAAACCCGCAGCACGGGGCGTCACGACCTTGCGGTGGGGGAAATCTCAAAGGGACTTAAAAGCCTGGCAAAATCCGGCGGTTTTCCGCTGATTGCTCTGAGCCAGCTCTCCCGCGGCGTGGAATCCAGACCCAATAAACGCCCAATGAACTCGGACCTGAAAAACTCCGGGGAAATCGAGGCGGATGCCGACATCATTCTGATGCTTTACAGGGATGAGGTATACAACCCGGAAACTCAGGCCAGAGGCATAGCAGAAATCAACATCACGAAACAGCGTAATGGCACGCTCGGGACCATTTACCGGCGTTTTCATAACGGACATTTTCTGCCTGTGGACCAGGAGAGTGCCCGGGTTCTTTCCACACCCATGACGCCGGGCAATCCGCGCAGATACAGCAATAACCGCATGTCGGGCAGTAAAACGGAGCGTTTATTTTGAACAACAGAACAATCACTGTTTCACCGGAACAACTTCGTCGGCAGGCGCAGGAGATGCTTCGTTGTGCTGAACAGATGGAAAAAACGAGCGTGAAAAAAGATACGCTCCGCAAGCAGCTTACTCCGGCGCTTCGTGATCTGCTGCAGGCAAAACACCGCACACAAAAGGCGGTGGATGAGCTGGTGGATTGCGTGGCGGAACTGGAAGGACAGGTAAGCCAGTTTGAAATACTGGTGAAGGAGTTTACTGCGTGATGACTGAGTTTTTTCTCTGTATGCATTCAATATCGTTTGCTGAGGTGACCGTGAGAGCACTGCTGACCCCTGAAATTGCCCCGCGTATGGGGATTGTATTGTTCAGGCCCGGTTCAGAGCTGATGCCCCTGTTTATGCAGGGGCGTGTCCTGCTGGAGCCTGAGCCGGAACGTTATTCATCTTTCGCCAGCGGTGCCGTTCCGGCAGCATCACAACCGCTGGCGGATGATCCTGCCGTTCGGGCCGTGTTCCGCAATGAGGCAGTTATTCGTTGTACTGGTGGGGTGGAATGTCTTGAAAGCTGGTTACTTCGTGAAAAGGGCTGTCAGTGGCCTCATTCCGGATGGCACAGCGAGAACATGACCACAATGCGACACGCGCCGGGTGCAATCCGTCTGTGCTGGCACTGTGACAATCTTCTCCGTGACCAGTTCACGGAACGGCTGGAAGCAATGGCAACGGATAACTGTGCCCGCTGGGTGTTGTCTGTTGTGCGCCGTGATCTTGGTTTTGATGACAGTCACGTTGTGACAATGCCGGAACTGTGCTGGTGGCTGATTCGTAATGACCTGGCGGATGCCTTACCGGAAAGTGCAGCCCGTAAGGCACTGAGATTACCGAAGCCTGTTGTGCCGTCTGTCACCCGGGAAAGTGACCTTGTGCCTTCGGTTACTGCCACCAGCATCATCCAGGATAAGGCGAAAAAGGTGCTGGCGCTGAAAGTGGATCCGGAGTCGCCGGAGTCTTTTATGTTACGCCCAAAACGTCGTCGCTGGGTTAATGAAAAGTACACGCGCTGGGTTAAGACGCAGCCGTGTGCATGTTGTGGTAAGCCAGCCGACGATCCTCATCACCTGATTGGTCATGGTCAGGGTGGAATGGGTACAAAAGCGCATGACCTTTTTGTGTTGCCTTTGTGCAGAAAACACCATGACGGACTGCATGCGGATACCGTGGCATTTGAAGAGAAGTATGGTTCCCAACTGGAGCTGATATTTCGTTTTATCGATCGCGCGCTGGCGATTGGTGTGCTGTCCTGATTTTGTGGAGAAAGTTGATGCGTGATATTCAGATGGTTCTCGAACGCTGGGGAGCATGGGTTGCAAACAATCATGAGGATGTGACTTGGTCACCGATTGCTGCTGGATTTAAAGGACTAATCTCTTCAAAAGTTAAGTCTCGTCCGCAATGTTGCGACGATGACGCGATGATCGTTTGTGGATGCATGGCCCGCTTGAAAAAAAACAACAGTGATTTGCATGATTTATTGGTGGATTATTATGTCATTGGAATGACTTTTATGAGTCTGGCGCGTAAGCATAGATGCTCTGACACCTGCATTGGTAAACGTCTTCAGAAAGCCGAAGGGGTGATTGATGGTATTTTGATGATGCTTGATATCCGGCTGGAGATGGACAGATATGTAGAACGAATTATGTAGGTGCTTGACTAGATACATTGTCCGGGTCTATATTCCCACACATTAGAAATATTTGCGTCGGGATTGGAACACCGGACATGTAAGTTGGGTGTTGTTTATAGTCTAATTTATTCGATGTTTTCTGAGAGAGTTGTTTTTGTCCCTCTCCTGAAATTGTCATCGTTTTTTACATACTCAAACGCATCTAGAATTAATCCAGATATACGCAGTATGTCTTCTGGATTTGTTATGTGGATTTTTCGACCATCAGTTTCCAGTCTAGCCCTTTTTATTTCGTTTAATTGAATTTCGTTGAACGATATCGGTAGCAGGATAAAGGATGATTTTTTGTCGTAAAATCTTAAAATCCATCTATTACTTTTTCCATCTAAAAGAATTCCAAAGTATGATTCGGTATCTTTGTATTCAATATTATCTTCTGTTTGAATGATTTGCTTTATTCTTTCGAAAAGTTCTAATTCTTTCTTTGTGGTTATTATATTGGGGTTATCTTCATTGACGATATCGGTATCTACAGAAGACTTTTCCACATCCTCTGCAGATTCTGTAGGTGGTTGTGTTGAAAGGCCAGAAACCACCATGGCACTTACTGCTCGTTTTACAGCTTGTTTGACCAGTGGCGTGACAGATTCAAGGAATCGCTGGTTTAGTTGACGCTCGATATTTGAACGACTGGCAACATATCTGACAAATTCAGGATCAACCTCTCTAAGACTTGAGCTTATGGTTTTTGTGAATGCGTTTAGATAGACGCTTTCCTCTGCAAGCGTCCTTAATGCCTCTGGCTTAAATTTGTCATATCTGAAGCGGAATAACTGTGAAATATCTGAATCGTTAAGTGAGTCCATTCTTAATTTTAAGAAAGGAGACGAATCCATAATGTTTTTTGTTTTAGATCCGTAAAAAAACGCCATTCAATTCCATTTGTTATAGCAGAAATGGTGACTTCTGGGGTAGAGTTGAAATATCTAGAAAGCTGTGGGCAATGATTGTCAATTTTTTCTGAAAATGATTTTGCTTCAATAAACATCACGGGAACATCATGACAAAATAAAGCGTAATCAACTCGTTCGTTAATCTTTACCCCTGGGAAGTCTGCGCTATACTCTGCCTTCACTTTTCGTGGGTCGTATGGAGTAAAGCCTAAAATATCTAGAAAAGGCATGATTAATGCCTGTTTGGTTGTTTCCTCTGTATTACAGAAGCACCCCATGTTTGCAACATGCTCTGCGTGAGATTTTAACTTATTTGCAAAGTTTTCCATGATATATCCTCTGTGTGTAGGAGTGTCTATTTTCATCATCGTTTCTAATGGCGTCAAGATAGCTTGACAACTGTAACGAGGCTGTTTGTTGTTTGAAGATTGCTTAAGAAACATCAAGTTTCATTGGTCTTGCAATTCCATACTTAGATGGCTGTTCGTGTCTGAGGGGAATCTTATTTACCAGCTCCCGTTCAGTGGCTATATACGGCGCTCAAGTTATGAAAGCATGATGTAAGTCTTAAAAATTTTTCCAGAATGCTTTACGATCGTAAAAAAATAAATACCATGTTAAGAGTGGTTACTTCGCCACATAGCTTAAATCCGCCGTCAGGCGGGTTTTTTATGCCTGAAATCGGACCAGTACGTTAAACGCGCTGGTGGCGGTGAATACCTGTCTTTCAGCTTGCTGGCTTTTTCGACAAGAGTTATTGGTGTGTCACGTTAATCGGAAAAGGGAAAAAGACATGCTGAAACAGCAGGATATGACAGAAACCGCCAGAGTGGTGTTTAATGAATTAAGCGTTACCGACCCGGCGACAGTCGGGGAGATTGCGCAGAATACTTACCTTTCACGCGAACGCTGCCAGTTAATACTGACCCAGCTGGTTATGGCGGGTCTGGCAGACTATCAGTTCGGTTGTTACAGACGCCTTCCGCAGTGAAGGCTTTTTTATTTGTGGTAAATGGGCGGCTGGTGGGTGTTAGGGGCACCCACCAGCCATCTGCTCATGCGTTGGGTTCACAAGCAAACCTCAGGCCCACTGCTTTGCGCAAAAGCAGAATGAGCCTATCAGAGACAGGCTTAATGATCCATGCTTAATACTGTGAAAATATCCAGTTGTGAGTTAATCAACGCCGACTGCCTGGAATTTATCCGGTCGTTACCCGAAAATTCTGTTGACCTGATAGTCACGGACCCGCCGTACTTTAAAGTGAAGCCTGAGGGCTGGGATAACCAGTGGAAGGGCGACGATGATTACCTGAAGTGGCTGGACCAGTGTCTGGCGCAGTTCTGGCGGGTGCTGAAACCTGCCGGAAGTCTTTACCTGTTCTGTGGTCATCGCCTGGCATCTGATATCGAAATCATGATGCGTGAACGCTTCAGTGTGCTGAACCATATTATCTGGGCGAAGCCGTCCGGACGCTGGAACGGATGCAACAAGGAAAGCCTGCGGGCGTATTTCCCCGCCACAGAGCGCATTCTGTTCGCGGAACATTATCAGGGGCCGTATCGTCCGAAAGATGCCGGGTATGCGGCGAAGGGCAGTGCACTGAAACAGCATGTGATGGCCCCGCTGATTTCTTACTTTCGTGATGCGCGCGCGGCCCTGGGGATAACGGCAAAACAGATTGCAGATGCCACAGGAAAGAAAAACATGGTGTCGCACTGGTTCAGTGCCAGTCAGTGGCAGTTGCCGAACGAAAGCGATTATCTGAAATTACAGGCACTGTTTGCCAGGGTGGCAGAAGAGAAGCATCAGCGGGGTGAACTGGAAAAGCCCCACCACCAGCTGCTGGAGACGTATACTTCACTGAACCGGCAGTACAGCGCGTGCAGAAGGACACAAATGATGACCTTGCTGCACTTTACATGCTGAAGGTACAGAAAACAAAAAATGGCATACCCTATGTTGCCGGTATTGGAGCGGGGATTGAGGATACTGATGGCCAGCCCCTGAGCAACATACTGCTGCTGGCTGACCGTATTGCGATGATTAACCCGGAGGACGGCAACACCACGCCGTTATTTGTGGCGCAGGGGAATCAGTTGTTCATGAACGATGTGTTCCTGAAGCGGCTGTTTGCGGTGAGTATCACCTCGTCCGGCAATCCCCCGACGTTTTCCCTGACGCCGGAGGGCAGGCTGACCGCAAGAAATGCTGATATCAGCGGTAACGTGAATGCGAATTCCGGGACGCTCAACAACGTCACGATTAACGAGAACTGTCGGGTTCTGGGAAAACTGTCCGCGAACCAGATTGAAGGCGATCTCGTTAAAACAGTGGGCAAAGCTTTCCCCCGTGACTCCCGTGCACCGGAGCGGTGGCCATCAGGGACCATTACCGTCAGGGTTTATGACGATCAGCCGTTTGACCGGCAGATTGTTATTCCGGCGGTGGCATTCAGTGGCGCTAAGCATGAGAGAGAGCATACTGATATTTACTCCTCATGCCGTCTGATAGTGCGGAAAAACGGTGCTGAAATTTATAACCGTACCGCGCTGGATAATACGCTGATTTACAGTGGCGTTATTGATATGCCTGCCGGTCACGGTCACATGACGCTGGAGTTTTCGGTATCAGCATGGCTGATGAATAACTGGTATCCCACAGCAAGTATCAGCGATTTGCTGGTTGTGGTGATGAAGAAAGCCACCGCAGGCATCAGTATCAGCTGAATTTTATAACCCATATACGGGCGCCAGAAATGGCGCCTTTTTTATTGCAGAAAAGCGAGAGGTAATTATGCGTAAAGTTTGTGCAGCCATTTTGTCCGCAGCCATCTGTCTGTCCGTATCCGGTGCGCCTGCATGGGCGTCTGAACATCAGTCCACACTGAGCGCGGGGTATCTTCATGCCCGTACGAACGCTCCCGGCAGCGATAATCTGAACGGGATTAACGTGAAATACCGTTATGAATTTACGGACACGCTGGGGCTGATTACGTCATTCAGTTATGCCAATGCTGAAGGTGAGCAAAAAACGCACTACAACGATACCCGCTGGCATGAGGATTCTGTGCGTAACCGCTGGTTCAGCGTGATGGCGGGGCCATCTGTGCGCGTGAATGAATGGTTCAGCGCGTATGCGATGGCGGGTGTGGCTTACAGCCGTGTGTCGACTTTCTCCGGGGATTATCTCCGCGTAACTGACAACAAGGGGAAAACGCACGATGTGCTGACCGGAAGTGATGACGGTCGCCACAGCAACACGTCACTGGCGTGGGGGGCTGGCGTGCAGTTTAACCCGACCGAATCCGTGGCCATTGATATTGCTTATGAAGGTTCCGGCAGTGGCGACTGGCGCACTGACGGTTTCATCGTGGGTGTCGGCTATAAATTCTGATTAGCCAGGTAACACAGAGTTATGACAGCCCGCCGGTTCAGGCGGGCTTTTTTGTGGGGTGAATATGACAGTAAAGATTTCTGGTGTACTGAAAGACGGCACAGGAAAACCGGTACAGAACTGCACAATCCAGCTGAAAGCAAAACGTAACAGCACCACGGTGGTGGCGAACACGGTGGCCTCAGAAAATCCGGATGAAGCCGGGCGTTACAGCATGGACGTTGAGTACGGTCAGTACAGCGTTATTCTGTTGGTGGAAGGCTTCCCGCCATCGCATGCCGGGACCATCACCGTGTATGAAGACTCACAACCGGGTACGCTGAATGATTTTCTCGGTGCCATGACGGAGGATGATGCCCGTCCGGAGGCACTGCGTCGCTTTGAACTGATGGTGGAAGAGGTGGTGCGTAACGCAGAGGAGGCGAAGAAGAATGCCGGAGAGGCGGAGACGTCAGCGAGGAATGCCGGCATATCAGCCAGTCAGGCAGAAGAGAGCGCTGAAAATGCTGACACTTCAGCAGGGGATGCATCGGAGTCAGCCCGGCAGGCGGCAGAAAGTGCAGCCTCAGCAAAGCAGTCAGAGGAGGCGTCCTCGTCCTCGGCCTCTGCGGCCGCTCAAAAAGCCAGTGAGTCATTACAAAGTGCAACAGATGCTGAGTTGTCAAAAAAGACGGCAGAAAGTGCAGCCGGTAATGCAGTCAGGGATGCAACGACCGCAACAGAAAAAGCCCGGGAGTCAGCAGAAAGCGCACAGTCAGCGGAACAAAGCAGGATAGCGGCGGAAGAGGCCGTAAACCGAATCCCCACCGTGGTGGGACCTCCCGGGCCAAAGGGGGAACCGGGGCCCGCGGGTCCTCAGGGGCCGAAGGGAGATAAAGGAGAGCGTGGCGACACCGGCCCGGCAGGGGCAACCGGTGAACGGGGGCCGGCAGGTGATGCTGGTCCGGCAGGCCCGCAGGGGCCGAAAGGCGACAGGGGAGAGACCGGTCTGACGGGAAATGCAGGTCCACAGGGGGCAAAGGGAGATACGGGAGCTGCAGGCCCGGCAGGCGCACAGGGGCCAAAAGGTGACAAAGGCGATCCGGGAGTGGCTGGACCAGCAGGTCCGGCAGGTGCGCCGGGGCCGAAAGGCGATAAAGGTGATCCGGGAGTAGCAGGTCCAGCAGGTCCGGCGGGGCCACAGGGACCGAAGGGAGACACAGGAGCCCCCGGGCAAGGAACAGAACTGCTTACTACTGCCAATACATGGACTCAGGCACAAACTTTTAATGGTGGTATTAATGGCAATTTGACGGTGACCGGAAACGGCTCATTTAACGATATTCAGATCCGTTCGGATAAACGCAACAAGCGAAATCTGGTAAAACTGGATAATGCGTTAGATCGTCTGGAGGCACTTACTGGTTATCTTTACGAGATACAGTACTCTGCCGACGGTTGGCAAACGTCGGTTGGTTTAATTGCTCAGGATGCACAAAAAGCATTGCCTGAACTGGTAACTGAAGACGCAGACGTTATATCTGGTGAAAAACGTCTGCGTCTTAACTACAACGGCATAATTGCATTGTTAGTCGAGGGCTTTAAAACACTTCGTCATGAGATTAAAGAACTCCGGGAGAAGTAAACGACAGCTGTTGTAGTTTCTGGTTTCTACTGAATTTAAATTGTGGGGTGACACTCACCCCACGCATTCAGAAGGGGGAGATGAGATGGGGGTAACATCGGGATGGGTAGGCTCTTCGGCTAAGAGCGAAACAGGTGAGCAGTGGATGGGAGCCGCCGGAACCAAACTGGGACTGAGTAAACCTTTTATGATGAGCCAAATGGTTGGGCGAACTATGGGCTGTAAAATTGCAACTGAGTACTATAAATGGAAATCCTCTGACAAGGTTGATAACTGGGGCGCAGTTGGCGCTGACTGGCCTTTAGAAGAAAAAAGTAAAGGTACAATTACAAACGCCGCAAGCTGCGGATCAGGGAGGCTGGTAGGGGCTGTCGTTACACTTTCTCACTTTTTGACGAACTCTACACCGACAGCTGCTGTTTATTTAGCCGGTGGTAAAGCAGGTAACATCACCGTAAACGTAGGTGGTGCTACACAAACCATGATTTATCAGGGCGTTGTTAGTGGGTTCCAGTATTACTGGTCAGGTTCTGTTAGTTCCGCTTTCGTGGAGGCAATGAAAAAGACGGGAGTACCCCAGGATCTAAAAATTAGTTAAATGGTAAATAAATAATTTTAAAAACTTCACGTTCTACATACCGGAGACGCCGGATATATAGGATATTGTTTTAAGTTGCCAGAGAAATTTTTCCGGACGGATGCTGATAATAATGATGTGCCAATGACGGCAGCATCATTGATGGCACTGAGTGAAGCGACAGAGCAGGCGATGTTTGCGAAGGGAGTGGAGATTAATACACGGCAGTTGCAGATGAAAGCCGAGGTTGAGGCGCTGACAGACCTGAAGGCGATCCGCAGTTATGTTGTCGGATGGCCTGCTGGCTGAATAAAAAACGGGACCACGACCAGTCCCGGAACCATGAGTTTTAGGGTATTAGTTTGTTATCATAGTTAGCGTGCTAAGTATGCCATGTCAGGTTGATTAGTGAAGTGATGTTGTTCGCATTTTTGCACGGCGGAGAATATTCAGATTTTTGGAAATCCATATTTTTCCCGTGCGCGATTACATGCTTCATTTACGATGCTATTTTCGCCGGACATTGCGAATTCCCTGCATGTGGACGGTTTTTGTAAACAGAGCAATATGCGTTTTCTCCGGGGGGCCGGCAAGAGCGCCACATCGGGGATTTTTCTGATTGGTGCCGCGCATACAGCGATGAAAAGGAGATATTTGCTCAGTGAGACTGACCGAAACCTTTCCGCCAGCATCGTCAGCTTCTGCCCAGTAAAAAGAGACGCGGAAAATGCACAACAGGCACCACACGTCATGCATGGATTCAGATTGCTCATAATTCACCAGTACAGCTATAAATCGTAAAGAGAACAGCGGTACATCGTATGTAAGAACGTACCGCGGCTGGCTGGTGAACTTCCGATAGTGCGAGTATTGAATGATTTCCAGCCGTTACAGATTTTACGTGCTAATTAGTGAACAAACCACTCGTCAGCAGACTCCCAGGTATCTTTCAGAGTTTCCTGAACAAAAGTTTTAGCTGAATCTTTATCGGCGGTGCGCGTAACAGAAAGGCCATCGTTGCTGGTAGCTTTTACGATCACCTCTACATCGTCATAACGTTTACTGATGCGTCGGGTTAATTCTTCCTTTAACGCATCCACAGCACCGGTTGGCATTTTAGTCATTTTTTCTTTGGCTATGCAGATTTCAATACGCAT